AAATTGTACATATTAGAAGCAACAGGATTAGAAGATGTAACTGCGTATGCAATGTCAGCAGCTAATGCAGAAGATATTGTTTCTCTTAATAACTCATCATATTGATTGGGATCTGCTATTCTTGATACATATTGTATCTTAACTGTTCCATGATTTGCTACAATCTTTCTACCTTCTACTTTGTAATCATAATCATAATTTAAAATTGTAAGAACTCTCAAGCAATCTGCAGGTAAAGTAAACTGATAACTAAAACCCCATGATGGAGTTTCTGTATCTTTTGCAAGTTCAACTCTTTTAATTAAACAATTCCAGGGATGAGATCTAAATAAACTATCTCTAACTTGTGTGTATCTTGCGTTGCAAAGTCTTGCGTTTTTTGAATCTTCTGTAAGTGTTAAGATTGTTGATGCACCAAGTTGATTTAATGCTCCATTACAAATGTCTACTACTGATGCCATACTACTTCCTTAATATATACTTTCGCCTTATCTGTCTATCTTTTTCTAATCCCCAAATTTCATGCTCAGTTCTTTCAAGTTTTGCATCAAAACCATGATGCACTTTACTTGTGTTCTTAAACCTGTCTACCAATACATAACGATAAACATAATTATCTTTTTTAAAATGTAGTACAGGTTTTAATTCTTGTATTTTCTTCATGCACTTTAGGGGGTTTCCACTCTCGCTTTCACCCCCTAAAATTCTACTTATTACGCTTCGTGAGCTTGAACTTCTACAACTTTAGCTTCTTCCATTCTAGTTGCACCGAATGCAGCAGAATAGTAAACTTGAGTTGCGTAGCCTTTATCAGCTCTTTCATCGATTCTAGCAGTTGAATCTTTTCCAACAGCTAATGCAACACCATCTTGTACGAAGGCGATACATTTTCTTTTGCTTGAAGCGATTGCTAGTCTGTTAGACACACAGAAATCAAAGCCAAGGAATGTATTAACATCTCCAGCAGCTAACGCTTTTACTGTGTTGAAATCACTTGAAGTTACTTCAGTAGTTCCTAATAGATCAGAGATCTGTTTTGGAGATACTACGATGTATCTTTTTAGTGAAGGATCAACGTCAGCAAGATCGATGATTTCTTTTGCTTCTCTTAATTTAGCAACAGTTAAACCAGCAGTTCCAGATTCAACAATCTTTTGACCTGCAGGTAAAGCTACTGCAGTACCCCCAGCAACACCTGTATCAGATGAACCGATTGCAGCAGTTAAGATAGCATCATCCATTGCTCTACCCATTGCATAAGCAGCAGCTTGTGCATAGCTAGAAGTAGGATCTACTAACATTCTTACTTTATCTAGATCATCAACTAAGTCTGCGAACTCATAGTCAACAAGTGAAACTCTTCTTCTTGAGTGAGGAGTATCTGCTTGTGGAGTGTCAGAGTGTCTAGTTGATCTTACTGTAGCAGTAACGCTTCCGATTTGATCGAAGAATGCGTTCTTACCAGTAACAGATTCTAATCTTACTTTATCTCTAAGAAGAGAACCTTTTTGTTGTGATAACATTTGTATGTTTGAACTGTATTGTTCTACAAATGCTTTTGTTATTTCAGTTGACATATTATGTCTCCTTAAATGTTAAGTTAATGTTAAAACAAAACAGAGACGTTATCAGAAATTCTGGCTTCTCTTGGATTTAAAGTCTTTTAGACTACAAGTCTATTCCTTGTTGTCAGTAAGGTTCTTACGAATTGTCTTACTTTTCTTAGGCGAACTTTCATTCGCCTTAGAAACCCATTTATAATATTCTTCGCAGATTGGCAAGGGATTAGATTTTTGATTCTCTGATCCACTCTCCACTACAATACGAAGTATTTCTAATCTTAATTCTTCTTTATCCATTTTGCATTGTTCTCAAAGTAAATACTTGTTGAACTACTTTGTCATGATCTGGATGTGCTTTATTCCAATACGGACCATCTCGATCATTAACAATTTTACTAATCTCAGCTTCATAGTCTGTACCTCTGTCAACGCTTTCGCTTTCAGTACCAACCAATTTATCTTCAGATAAGATGTTTGCAATGTTTGCAAAACCTTTGATAACTTCTGGATGATCTCCTAATCGTGTACCATCTTTTAGTTCCATATCTAAGATTTGTGGATTCATATTTGCTTTAGCAACTGATCCAGCTTTTTTAATATTAGCATCATAGTTACCACCCCACTCCTTACGAAGTTCGGCTTCTGCATTTGCTTGTGCAGTTTCAGTATCTATTCTTGCTTGTTGTGCAGAACCTTCCATAGAGTTTTTGTAATACTCTAATATACCTTGAGCCTGTTTATTATTTAAACCTAGCTTGTGAGCATTCTCTGCAAAAGATTTAATTGCACCATCATCTAATGGAACAGCATCTGATTTAACTTCTAGTTTATATTTATCTGGTGATTCTGGTCTACCAAGTTTTCCATAAACTTCTTGCCATTGATCATCTGTTGAGTTTTCATTTGGTACTGCAACTTTGTCTTGACCAATCATTCTAGTTGCGTTGATATAACTTTTAGCTAACGCATCTATTTCTGTAAATTTAGAAATGTTTGGATCGTTTCTAAACTCTTCTGAGATTGTTTCTTTCCAAGACTTAGCAACAGTTGGTTGTTCTGTTGTTGTAGAACTAATTGTTTGTTCTGTTTGTTGAGGAGTGTCTGTAGTAGTTGTTGTCTCTTCTACAGGCACATCAGTTTGTGTTATCTGTTCACTTGACATTCTTGTTCTCCTTTTGCAGCATTTGTTTTATAAATAGAAGTACGCTGCGTTGACCTTCCATGTATGCACTTTCATGGCTATCACCTTTTACATTGGTGGTAGAATGATAATGACATCTTTTTTCTAAGTCAGACAAAACCTCTTTGCCTTCGTCTGTATTAAAAATATATTGATAATTTTCTCTAAGTTTTTTTACTAGATTCTCTAGCTGTTTATTTGATTCCATAAATTATTCAACATCAGCGTTTGCCAAAGCCTGTGCTTCTTCTGGTAATGCTTTTGCTAATGGTGCTACTTTTCCCCCTGCTTCTGCTAGTTGTTGTACTTGTTGCATCTGTTGCATTTGTTCTTGTTGTTGTGCTGCTTGTTGTCTTTCAGCGTTTAGTTCAGATTGTGGTTTTAATATTTTTTGTGGAACACCAACAATGTCTGCCAAGTGTCTAACAAGTTTATCCATATTGATATGATCAAATACTGGAGCAACATTTGATAAGCTACCTAAGATTTCTATTGCTCTCATGATAGAAGATAACTCTGTAGACTTTTGTGCTTTCGCTAATGGTGATACATATTCTATTTCTATATCTTGACCTGCTAAAAATTCTGGAGCTGGTCTAAATAAATTTTTTCTAAGGATTAATGCGAATGCTCTATCGATCAATGGTTTTAATAATTCAGATTGAAGTCTACCCAAAACTGGACCAAGCAATCTCATCTTCTCTTCGTTCCTTTGTATAACTTCTGTTGCTGTCATTTGTGGACCACTCTGCATCATTAATTGATTTACATAGAAAGCATTTCTAATTGAGTTTCTTCTTTGCTCTTCCATGTTTAAACCTAATGGAGTGTTTGCTCCAATGTTTAATGGTTCAATTCTATCTCTAGTTCCTGCTCTATAAAAATTTAAACCACCTGGTACTGTTCTTACTGGTAGCATGAAGCCATCATCTGGAACTAGCAATGGTGGATCAACTTGTTTTTGTGCAGACTTGATTGTAGTTTTTGACATTTCATTTAGCATCTTAACGTCTGGCAAAGCTGTCATTGCTGGAGATCTACCATAGATTTCGTGTGATGCTTTTAAGTATCTAGGTACTACAAAAGGAAACTCTCTAAATCCAGATACAGATAATTCATCACCAGATTCTGCATCTAGGTATACAGATTCAAATGGCATATTTTGTTTATCTTGTTTCTTAGGATCAAAGTCTGATCTAGGATAAACTGCGTGAAGTATCTCTACTTCTTCGTAAGGATCATTATTTGCTTTAGTTGCGATGTTCATTGATACATTGCCAAACTTTTGCATTACTGCTCTTGCAGACAAACTAAACTTTCTAAATACTGTATCAATTCTTCCTTTATCATTTTCTGCAATAAAGATTTCGTTAATGTGTCTTGTAGAAAATTTTAAAATATCTTCATCATCTTCTTCAATAAACATTGCAGCAGTTCCAAATGTGATTAGATCATGATAGAGTTCAAATATTTCTTGTTGAAAGTTAGACTTGTTAAATGCAGAGTACATAACTTCTGTTGCATCTTCTAACCATTCTTTTGCTTCATCCTCATTCTCTATATCGTTTTGTTTGAATCTTAGAGAGAACCAAGGAGTAGATGGGTTAGTCAACATACCATGTAATGATGCTGCTAATAGTTCTACTGATTGTAATGGTGAGCCATCAAAAATAAGTTCTGTTCTTTTGTCACCTTTAGATCTTGTTTTGGTAACATCTGCTTTTCTTGGTTGCATATAATCTGCAACTTCTTGCCAATGACTTTCCCAGTTTTGTCTTTGTGCTTTTAAACGATCATATCGTTTTAATAAATTTTTTGCTTTATCTGTTTGTGTCATTATCTACCTAATAAACTTGGTTTACCTAAAGTCAAGCCATCAGTTACTCCAGTAACGCCTGTTAGGATTGTTGGTGATCTTCCTCTAGCTTTTGTTTTTCTTTTTCTTATAGTAATATCATCTTCTTCTGGCTTTTCTACTTCTGTTGTAGTTTCTTCTGATGTAGTTTGTTCTGTCTCTGTAACTTGTGAAACTTCTGAAGTAGTTGGTGATTGAACAACTTGATTACCACCACCTCTCATTTCTCTAAAACTTTTTTCAGCTTCTTCTTTTTGTTTTTTTAGTTTTTCTTTTCTTTGTTTTTCTGCAAGAAAGAAACCTTCGTCAGCTCCTGTATTCTCAGGTGGTTGTATTTTTTTTTTCTTTTGAATATCATCTAATTGCTCTGAATAAGTTTTTTGTTTTTTTTCATCTGCTGTATCAGATCCACCATTACTTGGTCCAGTAGCACTCATAATTATTTTCCAAATGTTAAAGATGATTTAGTTTCAGATTTAGTTTCAGATTTAACTTCTCTGTTTACTGCTATACCATTTTGTAAATCATTCATGTTATTAAATTTAGGTTCTGCTTTTTTCTTTTTAGTTGCAGGTTTTATTTTTTTAATTGCAGCTTTTACTTTATCCAACATATTATTCTCCTAATAATTTTTTATTTTTATTTGTTGTTTTTTTATTTGTTAATAATCCATTAGCTGTAACTACACTTCCACCTCTACTCATGCTAGTGTAAGATTTACTTTTTGGTGCAACCTTAAAAGGTTTACTTTTTGGTTTTGTTGTATTTGCAGTTTTAACATTATTTTTTTGTTTAAGTTTTTTTAATGCTTTCTTTACCTTTGGTTTCTTGGTTAATTTTCTCATTATATTTAATCCAAATCCCATATTATTCTCCTAATAAAGTTTTAAGTTTTGTTTCTTCAGATTCTTGTAAACCAAGTGGTCCAGTAAGGATTGTAGACTTTCTACCTTTTCTTCTTCTCTCAATCGCATCTTGTTCCTTTTTGATCTCTTCTTTTTTTTCTTCAGGAATTTCTTCTGGCACAGCTGGTGGTGGTTCTGGCAAAGGTTGCACAGGTGGCGGTGGTGGTGGCATTTTTGGTTTGAATATTGATCCCATAATTATATAATCCTATAATCATTATCTGCTACACTTTGTGGAGCCGATTGTCTAGTATTAATTTCTTGAAGACCAACTGCAAGGTAGCGCATAGCATCACAAGCGTGTGAACTCCAATCGTGTACAGGTTTCGATCTGAACATTCTATTTTTGTCGATGTACTTCCTATGGTAATGTCTTAACGCATCTATCAAGTTTTTGCAATGGTCTGTGTCTATCCAACATCTAGGCAACAACATTGATACTGCGTGTATACCTTCTTCTACTGGTAGCTTCGGCACTACTTTAAACCTAACTCCTAACTGATATGCTATCTCTCTTCTGGTCTTTCCATTGCCGAACTCTTGCACATCAATATCGTGTGGAGCAAAGTGATCTTTGTAGATGTAAGGTTTTTCTTCTAGCAACTGGATGTAGTGTGGTAAGCCATGACCTCGTTCCTCATGGTAGTCTATTATCTGCACTCCTGTTCCTTTTTGTTGGAAGAATATAATACTACTGTGGTCTGCAACACCGAGATCCCAGGCAGTTGAGACAGGCAAAGTGGGATCGTAGGGAACTCTAGCTATCTGGTTCTTATCTTCAATCTTGGCAACTTCTTCTCCGTATATAGCACCTTCTATGTTTGCTATCCAATCACATTCAAACTCTTGCATATACTTCTTCTCACCCATAACTTCTTTTGCTTTCTCTAATTCTTCTGGGTCTACAATCTTAGTATCACTTGCTTTAGCTTTGTAGTTAAACCAATCTTCTGCACCATTTGCGTGTTGGTATAGATCATAGAAGTTGTTGTTCATTCCAGCAGGTGTACCAATGAACACACAATAACCTTTACGATCTGATAGAGCTGGTCTAATTATTTCTGCAAAGAGTTTACCATCAATGTTAGCGTATTCATCTATGACACATCCATCTAGGTATATACCTCTTAATCCATCTGAGTTTTCTGCTCCAAGTAATGTTATTCTTGAACCATTGGGTAGATCAACTCTTAGTTCTGTTTCGTTAAACTTAGTGTTTGGTATCTTTGCTGTAAACTGCTTCATGTAATCCCAGGCAATAGACTTTGCTTGTTTGAAGGTTGGTGCGATATATGCAAATCTAGGATTCTTCAACTTGCTCATCAATGCTGATCTAATCAAATGATTGATCATACATACTGTTTTGCCAAACCTTCTGTGGCACACGAGAACACTCCATCTGTATCTATTGATCTGTTGATGTAAATAAGATTGATGTTTTCTCGGAGTATAAGGGATTTTGATATTCATTAGTGTATCATCTTTGATCTTTCAATACTACTCAATGGATTATATTCTACACCTAGTGTCATCATTACATAATCTGTAAACAGCTCTGCTGCTATCGCATTAGGGAAGCCAACAAATCTAATAATAACATTATTTGTTTTTTTATCGATATAAGCAATACAATCTAGATCTTCGGTATTAAGATAATCCATATACTACATCTAGCTAATTTAGAATGGTTTTAAAGTAAAAAATAAAATATCGCATAAGGTTGAATAAATAGGTGCAGGGTTGTCTGTGTGTCTGTGGAGATTATCCATGTATATATATAAGAAAAAACCTAGAACGATTTGAGGGTGCTAGGGGTGGTATAAATTTTAAAAATATCTGTAAATTGTAGAGTTTTTTATTAACGATAATTCTCGGTTACTGATAATGATTTCCTATAACTATTAATTATCGGAAAAAAATCCGGCTTATTTATTCCGTTTGTTATATCGCATAAAATAAAATTCATTTGCTTGAGATAGTTGAACCATATTTCAACAACCTTTCAACAAACTTTAAATAAACTTTAAACAACCTTTCAATTTTAAATTGTGGCAAAAATAAGTCGTGAGCTGTAATTAGGTGTGACGTTTTGTCATGTTATAATTTTCAATTATATCTATAACTTACCCTATAAAAGCAAATACAAAACGAAAGGAAAAAAATGCTTAAATTTACAAACACAGAAAATGGTGAAGTAATGGAATTTCTAACTATTAGAACTTCTGGAATTTCATTAAATGATATTACAATGATTTTAATGAATTATGCTCATGATGACAAAGAAATAGATAAAATGTTAAATTGGTCATATTCAAAACTAATTGCAAAAGCTAAAA